CAACCCTGCCAGAAAGAAGAGCTATTGCGCTCGCTCTGGTGGAATTAAGGGCAAATCAAGCAAACTGTCGGCTAATTACTGGTCGCGCAAAGCGTGGGATTGTTAAGCTATGATGTATGTAAAGCGATACACTAACCCTAACCCCGGCAAGAAGCCTGAGGTTGAGCCTGAGGTAAAGCCGAAAGCCAAGCCTAAGAAGTCTTACAAGCGCAAAAAAGCTGGCACGGCTACGGGAAAGTATAGCTCTGATGGTTAAGCGCAAGACTGAGCCTAAGCCGAAAGACCCCAAGCTTTATTCTCGCGTTAAGAGCGAGGCTAAAAAGAAGTTCAAGGTTTACCCTTCGGCATATGCGAATGCTTGGCTGGTGCGTGAGTATAAGAAGCGCGGCGGGAAATATGCGTAATGTCTTATTCTGGTGGATTGACCAAGTGGTTTGCCGAGGATTGGCGGGATGTAAAGACGGGCAAGAAGTGCGGTCGTAGTGGCAAGGGCAAGAAGACGCGCCCATATCCCGCTTGCCGCCCTGCGAGCAAAGCAAAGTCAGCATCAGCGAAGAAGACTGCCAAGAAGAAGACAGGCCCAGCTCGCGTTAGCTGGAAGTCTAAATCAAGGAGAACGTAATGCCGGGTTATCACAAGGGCAAAAAGAAGCCCAAGAAGAAGTCTAAAGGTAAGTAGATGGCTAATATGGATGACATGCGCTTTCGCAGTGTTTTGCAGCATGAGATACAGAGCGCTGTCAATTATTATGACTCAGAATTCAGCCAAGAGCGCAGCGATATATTAAGCTATTATCTTGGTGATCCGTTTGGCAATGAGGTTGAGAACCGTAGTCAGGTGGTGGCCACTGAGGTCAGCGATACGATTGAGTACATCATGCCAAGCTTGATGAAGATGTTTGCATCTTCGCCTGAGTTTGCGCGTTTTTTACCGCGTGGCCCTGAGGATGTGCAGGCTGCTGAGCAGGCGACTGACTTGGTGAACTTTGCGATTAACCATGACAACCCCGGCTTTCGGGTCATACATAATTGGTTTAAGGATGCTTTGCTGTTTAAGCAGGGCTGTGTGAAGTTTCATTGGGCTGAGACTGATACTACTGTTAGCGAAAGCTATGAAAATCTTACCGAGGATGAGCTTACGCTGCTTATTTCCGACCCTGCGATAGAGATTGTTTCGCAAGATGTTACGGAGATGGGCATGGTTGGCCCTGATGGCAGTGAACTGCCTATGGATCGCCGCTTTTCTGTAGAGGTAAAGCGCATCAAGAAGTCTGGCTCTGTTAAGATTGACAACGTACCGCCAGAAGAATTGATCTTCTCTCGCCGCGCAACTGCTCTCGAAGATTGTTCGTTTATAGCTCACAGGACGCAAGTTCGCGCTGGCGATTTAATTGAGCAGGGTTATGACCCTGACATTGTGCTGCGATATGCGGGCTATGATGATTTAGACGACGAGGCCGAGCGTCAGGCGCGGTTTGAAGAACTTGAGTCTGGCGATGACTTTGAGAGTGCAGACCCCACGATGCGCGAGGTGTTGGTCACTGAGGCTTACATTCGTGCGGATTATGATGGGGATAATATACCTGAGTTGCGCCGTGTGGTGGCTTTGGGTGATGGCGTTGAGGTGCTTGAGAACGAGCCGTTTGACCATGTGCCATTTGCTTTGCTGTCGCCCATCTTAATGCCGCACCGAATGGTTGGGCGAAGCGTTGCCGAGATGGTGATGGATTTGCAGGTCATTAAGTCGAGCATCATGCGCCAGATGTTAGACAATCTTTACCTGACGAATAACAGCAGGGTTGGCGCAGTTGAGGGGCAGGTTAATCTTGATGACTTACTTTCGTCGCGTCCGGGTGGCATTGTTAGAATGCGTGCGCCGGGAATGGTGCAACCTCTTGCTGTCCCGCAAATCGGGAACTCTGCGTTTGCAATGCTGGAGTATGTGGATCAGATTCGTGATCAGCGCACGGGTTTTTCTAAAGCTTCGATGGGCCTCGATCCGAGTACGCTACAAAGCACGACTGCGAGTGCTGTCAATGCGACTATCCAAGGTGCGCAGCTTAAAATTGAAATGATTGCTAGGGTTTTTGCTGAAACGGGATGCCGTGATTTAGCAAAAGGTGTTTTACATTTGCTGCAAAAGCATCAGGACAGCGAGCGTGTTGTGCGTATTCGTGGTGAGTTTGTAAGCATTGATCCTCGTGCTTGGGCGAATGGCTTTGATTTGAGCATTGAGGTTGGCCTTGGTAATGGCCGCGAAGATGAAAAGATGGCTATGCTTGGTCAGGTTGCGGCGAAGCAAGAGCAAATCATACAGCAATACGGCGTTGTTAATCCAATCGTCAGCCCCAGCCAATATGTAAACACGTTAAAGCGCATTAGCGAGATGGCTGGCTTCAAGGACACCGACCAGTTTTTCTCTTCTGGTGAGCAAATAGATGCGCAAATCGCTCAGAAGGCTCAGGCTTCGCAGGCGGCTAAACAGCAGGCTGGCGGTGCTGGGATAGAGCAGGCCAAATTGCAGGCTGAGATAGCGTTGAAGCGTGAAAAGATGCAGGCTGAACTGGCGCTTGAGCGTGAGAAAATGCAGGCTGATCTTGAGCTGCGCAGATTTGAGCTTGAGGCTGAGTTACAGCTTCGCCAGCAGAAGTTGGCGTTTGGCGGTAATGTTTCGGACAACCTGCCAAGAGCATGAGTGATCTTATAGACGAGCAACATCGCGGAGCGAGAGCTGCGGCGATATTGCGTGAGCCTTTGGTGATAGAGGCTTTTGAGGAATTACGAAAAACGTATGTCGAAGGTTGGTCAGGAAGTGACCCGAGTGACACCGCTTTTCGTGAGCAGTGTTTCCATTTGCTGAAAGCATTGGAAGTCTTCCAGTTACACTTTGAGAGTGTTGTGCAGACGGGCAAGATGGCCAGTCAGCAAATGGATGCGCTGCGAAAATAGTCCTTAACAATTTGGAGAATTAAATATGTCTGGTACTCCTAGTGAATCCAGCCTTTCGCAGCATGATGCTGTAAACTTACTTTTGAACACCCAAGCCCCTCCCGAGGTAAGCGAAGAGGTTCAAGAGCAAACCGCCGAAGCGAATGAAGTAGAGGCACCCGAAGCTGAAAGTGTAGAAGTTGAGGCCGCTGATGACAGCCAAGCCGAGATAGAAACGCAAGAGGTTGAGGAAGACAGTGAAGAGGTCGAGACTATCGACACTTATGCTGTCAAGGTTGATGGCCAAGAAGGTGAGGCCACGATTGATGAACTCATCAAGAGCTATCAGCTAGAAAAAACGGCTCAGAAAAGACTACAAGATGCGGCTGAGCAGCGGAAAGCTGTTGAGGTCGAAAAAGCGTCTACTGAGCAGGCTCGTCAGCAGTACGAGCAAGCCCTTAACTTAATGGCTCAACAATTACAGCAAAGCACCCAGCCTAGAGATCAGGCATATTGGGATGGGCTGTATGAGAGCGACCCGCTGGAATATGTTAGGCAGCGCGACCAAGAGCGTGACGCTCAAGCCAAGCAGCAAGCTGTGCAGGCCGAGCAGATCCGAATGCGTCAGATCAAACTGGCAGAAGAGCAAAAGAAGCTTTTGGAACTAATCCCTGAGTGGAAGGATTCAGAAGTTGAGGCTCGTGAAAAGGCAGCTATTGCAGGCTATGCGCAATCTAAAGGTTGGACTACGCAAGAGCTGAATAATGCCATTGACAGCCGTTACGTTGATCTTATGCGCAAAGCCTACCTTTACGATAATTTGCAGTCACAAAGGCCAATCGCTGCAAAGAAGGTAAAGGCGGCTCCTAAGATGGTGAAAAGTGGGCAACCCAAAACTAAGGGCGACTCTGCAACAGAGCGAAAGCGCAAAGCTTTTGACACCCTGAGGAAGTCCGGCAGCAAGGATGCTGCTGTTCAATACCTCTTAACCCGCTAACTTTTAGGAGGCCATTATGGCTACTTACACTAGCTCAACCGCCATTGGCGAGAGAGAAGACCTGAGCGATGTGATTTATCGCATTGACCCTGATGAAACCCCCCTTGTGAGCAATTCGCAAAAGGAAACTACCAAGGGTATTTTCCACGAGTGGCAAGTGCAAGAATTGGCTGCTGCTGTTGACACAAACTACGTCAACGAAGGCGCTGATTATTCTTATGCAAACCCAAGCCCAACCACACGCCTTGGTAACTACCACCAGATTAGTGTGCAGGCTGCTTCTGTTTCCAACACTCTTGATGTGGTGGACAAAGCTGGGCGCGAAAAGGAAACTGCTTATGTGAAGGTCTTAAAAGGCCTTGAGCAACGCCGTGACATTGAGAAGTCTTTGTTTAAAAACGAAGCTCGCTCTGCGTCTGACCCTCGTAAAGCTGCGAAGCTTATCACTTGGATTACCAATGTTGATGCACCCGGAGATATGGCTGCTGCAACTGGTGACGGTTCTGACGCTGCTGACCTTACTGGTACGGCTGCTGCATTGACCTTG